GCTGCGAACCTCCCACTCGTCGGTAGTCTGGTTGAAGTAGGCCAGGGTAATCCAGGCGTCGTCGTCGCTGTTGCGCATTTTTAGCAGATCGTTAGTGCTGTCATACCAAAACTGATTCGCGTACGTGCTGCTCGGCGCGCTGGTGCCAGCGTTGTTAGTCGCCAGTGCTGTTAGCGAATTATTTAAGTCGGATCGAAGGGCTGGAAAACCCTGGTTCTCGATCGTGATTGGGTTGTTCTGTGCCATTACGTAACCTCTCTGCCGTAGCCTTTCGCAACATAGTCGAACGTCCGGGCCACGCTTGACCCGCCTGTTTGCTTAAACTCGATTGTAAACCCTGTTCGACTCTTACTGGTAATTTCGTACCATTCGCTCTGCCCTAAGTCTTGCGCGCCAATTCCGATTGCCGGGGTCGCCTTAAATGGCGTGCTGAACGTTACCGAATAAGGCGCTGCCGTCGTCGTAATATCGTTTCCGCTTTCTACTCGGTCCGGCATATCGACTGCGACTGATAAATGGCTTACCGCGGGGGTTGCCTGGTCGTCGGTCGTGGTCATTCGGCAGCGGAATTCGATCCCCCAGGCGCGAACGTCCGATACCTGGAAATTCTGCCAGGCGGTCCAGGTCGGGCCGCCGGTCGGATCATCTTCGGTCGCGCGGAATTGAATCTGCGCATCGGTGTCGTCGAAGGCATTAACGTCGCCGTCGAAGTCGCCAGGGCGATCGTCGAATAAACCGCTGGTCGAATCGAACAAGGCCACGTAGTCCAGGCGAACCTGCTTAATCGTCGCCGTGATCCGAGATGTGTAAACCGCGCCCAGGTCGATTGAATCCGCAAAGTAATAAAAACCCTCGGCGTCGATGTTGCCTGAACCGCCGTCGAATAACCCGGTGGCGTCGTCAAAATTACCTGGTGCCGAATCAAACGAAAGGTCGGTGTCCAGGACCAGGCGATGATCTTCGTCGATTTCTACTACGTCGTCGGTCGTACCTGGAAAGTCCGGGTGTTCGCTGATCGTCTCGACCACGTTTAACGATTCTACGTCGTTGATATTGCTATCCAGGACAATCGTTGCGGGCGACTCCGATGCCAGGCCCAGCTTATCCACCGCCTTAACGAAATAGGTGCCATTGCGCGCCGGAACCAGGACCGACGTTGCGGGCCGGGCCACTTTCGGAACCAGGCTTATGCTGTTCTGATAAGTCGTCACTCCGTCGGCCGCTGCGAAGCGAACCCGGTAATAAGACAAATCCAGATCGGGAACCTGGTCCCAGGTCAGTAGATACTGGTTTCCGATTAGGTTTCCAGTCAGGCCAGTAACGTCACTAGGCGGTGCCGTTTTACCGACAACCTGGTGGCTTACGCTGTGCCAGTCTGATCGAACGCCCAAGCTGTTGATTGTGCGCGCCCGAACCGTATAAGTCGCGCCGTCCTGGACGTTTAATAACTCAAATCGTCCGCCGGATGCTTGGCCCATGTTTACGTAGATCGAATCGCCAGCCTTGCGTGCCTCGACTTCGTAACGCTGAGTGAATCCACCGCCACCGGATACGTCGGCCAGTAATGCGCTGATCGCTTCCTCGTTTAACGTGCGCAACTCGTCAGATACGATCAATCCAGGCGCGGGGTTGTCGCCAAAATTTGGCAGGTTCGTATTGTTGAACGTGAACTGGCGTTCATCGGTTGATTCGTCCCAGGCATAGATCGCGGCGCTGGTTTCTTTCAGGATCAAGTCGACGCCCAGGGTGCCGCCACTTTCCCCGATCTCTGGTGCCAGGGTCCAGGATACGACTTCGAATACTTTCTGGTCCCAGCCGAATCGCTCGTTAGTCACCATTACCGTGTCGCCGATCTCGTATTTAAACGCGGTCAGTTTGCAGGGCATTGTTACCGTTATTTGCTCGCGGGCCCGATAAAGCGATTGCTTTGCTAGGCGCTGCGCAGTAGCCGACGACGTGGTAAATGGCAGGGTGTAATCAATGTATTTGCGCTGCCCACCATCCTCGGATTCAAACGTCGCGCTGGTCACTTCGGGATAGTCTGTTGGCTGCCAGTTATTCTCCGGCGAAACGAAAATACCTTTAACCGCGTTAAATTGGCTTTGACCAGATACGCGAGTATCGACTTTGATTGGTCCGCGCAAATCGTCCAGGGTAATCGTGTCGGTCGGCATAATGTATTTACCGACGCGCAGCTTCCATTGTCCGTTCGCGTAATAAATCGAGCCGCCACAACTAGATAGCATTTGCGCAAGGATATCGTTCGGCGAATTGGCGGTGTCGATTACGCCGTTCATTGTGTAACGCTTTTCGGTGCCGGTAGCAGATAGCGCCACGTCCTCGTCGCAAATATCAGCCGCAACTTTGAATAGGTCGTCGTCGATCTCGTCGTCGGTCGCGCCCAGGCCATACTGATCGTTCGTTAGATAGTCGCGAATGCATAGTGCCGGGTTGCTGCTATAAACCGTCGTATCGGTGCGCGGGTCGTATAGCTTTTTGCCCTGGACCTGGGCCGATACGTTTGGAACGCCGTTCGCGTATACGTCCTGGTCATAAGTGAATCGGCAGTAGATATACGCGCATCCGCGCTGCCTGAAATTGGCGTCGGCGGTCGTGCGGCTTACCAGGTTTTCGTCGTGCGCCTGGTCGATCGATCCGTTGTGCGCGGTGATCTTTGCCTTGTTGCCGAATGCATCCGATTCGACCCCATCGGTTAGTCCGCCGCCCAGGGCAAATTCATCGCCGAAATAAACGCTCGATACCTGGTTGATCTCATGCCCGGCGATGGTAATTACCTGGTGCAAGTCTTTGTTATCGTTCGTCGCTTCCAGGAACGTGATCGCGCCGCCGACCTTGACCTCTCCATAAATAACTTTGCGACTGGTTAGCGGGTTGCGCTGCGATATTGTCCGGCCTGCTAGTTCGCTGGCACTCGGAAAGCTGGGTGTTTTGGTAAGGGCCATCGATGCGATGCCCAGGACCGACGCGAGTAATAACTGGCTGCCAAAATACGCCGCGGTCGCGCTCGAAAAAAATGTGGCACCGGCCAGGGCTCCGACGCCAGGAATAAACGCGACGCCGGTTGCGACTGCCGCGACTACGATGGCAGCTTTGATAATCTTTTTGGCTTTACCCATCTATACAGTCCACGCTTTAACGATTTCGTCGGTCGGTCTGATAATAATACCACTCGGCGCGTTCGCCGCATAAAAACCGTTCGCTCCTGCGCATACGCCCAGGGCTTCGCCTTCGTCTGATATGTGTCCGATCACGTCGCCGCGCTTTGCATCGGCCGGGTCGATCTCGATCATTCTGCTACTGGCGGTCTCGAACATACTGTCGAATCCCAGGCGCTTGATAATCATATACCCGCGCTTTGCTGTCTTATACGTTCGGTCGAACTCCGGGAACCTGGTGGCGCCCAGGCAGGCTATCTCGCTCTGAATCGCCAACTGAGTGCAATCATGAACGCCACGACTGAACGGCCGCTGCGCAGCCTGGACCAGCATTACATTTAAGCGTGCCTGCCAATTAGCTAGTCGACTTTCCCCAGTCAATGGTTTTGTCCTGTAGGTCGTTTACGTAAGAGAACCCGGTATCGCCAGGATAAAGTGATACCTGATCTTCGTTGGTGTATCTGCGCGAACGCGGTCGCTCCAGGTCGATAAGCCGGTTTTCTACTGCCACCGATACCGATGCCGTTTCGCCACTTTCTTCGATCGTCATTTGATCGATTCGGCCGCGGAATAGGGTATACGAGCCGTCGACCGTGCCATTGTCCGCCAGCGTGCCGACGCGAATCGTGCAGGCCCGGTTCTGATAGTTTTCTTCCAGGGCGATCGAAATAATCGCCGGGTCCAGGCCAGATAGAACGACCGATGCCCCGCGCGCTGCGATCTCGGTCGTTTCTTCGATTGCCGATATATTTAGCAGCGAACCGCCGCCGATATATTCGTCACCATCGATATCGATTTCGCCATAGCCGCCCCATAACCTAATCGTGCCGGAATCGAATTCCGCTTCGATCGCCAGGAATGGTTGTAAGGAATTGGCACTAAAATCTGTCGGCGTCCCGGTTCTCATTATTGCGCCTCGACTGCGCCGAACGTGATCGAGTAGATTCCGGCCTGGTTAATCGTCCAGCCTGAGTCATTGGCAGCTAGGCGGAAAACGCCTTTAGCGTTCGATACTGTGATCGGGTCGTTATCATTCGGCGCAGTGCGAACGCGAGGCCATAGGTTTAGGGTCGCTTCGCCGCTGGCGTTACTGTTCACGTCCTCCAGGACCTTGTGCAGCGTGGCGGTGGATGCGCTACCTATCTGGATGTAGTCGCCCGCTTTTAGATACCCGGTCGCGCTAGCAGGCAAGCCGTCGATATTTAACTCGTCACCGATTTGGCTTGCGCCATTTACGACCGGCGTGCCTGGCGTAGCCGATGCGCTTCCGCGTGGTGTGGCAGCGTTAGGATCGCCCAATAGGAACGTGCCGTATTGACCGCGCAGCCGTAACAAAAACGACGCCCAGGATTCGGATTCGTCGCGCGTCATTGGTGGCAGCGAAATATCAGCCTCCCAGGTTTGCCCCTGGTGGCGGAATATCTGTTGCGTGCCGGTAAATGGCGAAACCGATACGCCGACCGCATCGCGTGCAATCAATCGAACACTGGCGATACCGCCCGCCGGTAGGTTTAACGGATAAGACTCTGCCACTTAAAACGCTCCCGCGAATGATCCGCCACGCTTGCGCGCATCCAATACGGCAGCCTTCGACGCTTCCGCAATCTGAGGCAGCATATTGGCGATCTCTGTTCTTACTGTCTGTTGGACGCCGGTCGTTACGTTGATCGTTTGCTGAACAACTACGCCACCGCTTTGGCCTTTGGTGTGATCGACCACAGTTTCGTTCGGGTGCAGGATTGCCGGGAATCCGCCCTTGCCGTCGACGCCGCCTGATCGAGAACCGGCCCCGGTGAATCCGCCGCCCTCGAATGATAGCGTTTCGGGTCCGGCGCCAGGGCTGAAAAAGTTACCGAACGCGCCAGCGATTACGCCCGTGATCTGCTTTTGAATAAGGATTCGGATTAGGTCGTTTACAATGCTGTTCGCCATATCCTTGAACGCATCTTTCGCGCTTTTCGTTCCGTTCACAATGCCGACCAGACCATCTTCCAGGGCTCCGATGCCCTTAAACGTCGCATCTTCCAAGCCTTGCATGACGTCCTGCGACGCCACTGCGAACTGCATCATCGGCGTCAGGGTCATTTCGTACTGCTCGCGCAGATCGGAGACCGAACGGGTCACCTTGTCGGTTGAAGTGCTTAACTCGTCGTTAGCGCCGGCTGCGTCGTATGTGATCGTCACGACTCGGCCGGTAGAACTCGCCAGGCTATCCAGCTGATCGACCTGCTTTTCACTCAATCCCAGGAATTCGGCCAGCGATTGAAGGCCACGCGCGACCGCACCAAAGAATTGCGCAAACTTCTCGATTACGAACGTAATAGCAGGCGCCACAACTGCTGCCAGGGTCCGCCCAATGCCCGCGAACGCTGTTTTAAGGTTCGTTACTGCATCTTCGTATTCCGCGAACGTTTCCGCCTGCTGTCGGCTCATTACGCCGCCCAGGGATTCGACCTTATCCGATAGCTGCCCGATGCTTTCCTGGGTGCCGTCCATAATTTGCAGTAATTCACTGCCAGAACGACCAAAGATATCCATCGCGATACGAACTTTATCGCCTCGAACCTCGACGCTTTCCATCGCTTTCGCGATTTCATTTAGCTGCTTATCCGGGCTCATAAGGTTGAGCCGCTCGGCATCAAGTCCGAGCTCTTTCAGTGCGTCGGCCGCGGTGCCTGTGCCCTGGGCTGCCTCACTGATTTGGCGGGCTCCTTGCTGTAGGGCACGACTTAATACGTCCATCGATACGCCGGAACGCTCCGCGACGAAATTAAGTGTGGATATGCTTTCGACCGTAACGCCGATGCGATCCGCGAACTTAATCATCTGATCGCCGCTGGATGCGAGCTTGGCGAACGCTGCTGCGCCTGCTGCCCCGGCCAGGGCTGTTTTCAGTCCGCCCAGGTTTTTGGTTAGCTTACCGACCCGGCCCTGGACGCTTTTAAACGCCTTGGCCGTTTTGTCCATCGCGCGAATATCGAAACGAATATCTTGTGCCATTACTTACCCGCCTTTTGCGATAACTTTAGATAAGCCATCCAGCCGGTGAACTCGTCGACCGGCATCTGCTGAATCTCTCCTAATGTACGACCAAGCCGATCCGCTAAATAGAACTGTGCGTATAGGGCCTGGTCGTCAATTAGTTTTTTTCCGCTTCCTCTACCGTCACGCCGGCCAGGATGAATGCGCCTACTCGCGCCAATACGTCCGGGTCGACTTCGGTCATTAGGGAACGTTTATGCTCGACCGTGAATAGCTTGTTTCCTTCACTGTCGGTCGCTTTAAGGATCACGGCATGGGCCAGTAGCGCCATATCGTCGTCCTTTGCCATGCGATACAGCTTCGACTTCTCTTGCAGCGTTAGCGGCGCCGAATAGATCACCGCTGGCTGGTCGTCACTGCCCCATTCCGCGACCTCGATACTGCGAGTATCCAGGTTTTTAAAATGGGTTTTGGCATTGCCCAGGATATCCATTAGGAAACCGTGCTAGTGGTTAGCGCGCCGTTGCCGGTAAAGCTGAACGATACTTCGACCATTCCGTCCAGGGCTGCGGTGCTGCTTACTTCGGTAACGATCGCGCTGCCGGTGTAGAACGTATCACCTGCGTCGTCGCCTTCGGGATAGAACGCCAGGGTAACTTCGCTCGCAGCGGTGATTGCAGTCTGTGCGGTGTCCGCTTCGTCCCAGAATGCTTCGGCGCTGCCGGACCAGGTAGTTAGGCCAGGCTTGTAGGTGCGAGCGGTGTCGCCCATTACTGTATCTTCAATCGTCTCGCCGGAAACAGAATAAGACCATGAGCGCATTTCGCCGATTGCATTCGCGCCGATCTTAACGATGCCGTCTTTGCCAGTGTGGTTTGCCATTTTAAGTCGCTCCTATAAAGCGGTTTCGA